GTCAAACTGACTAAATTGTTCATCGTGGTCTTCATCTCTTACAAGTGCTCCAGTAGGTAATCCATCTCCATCTAGCTCTCTTAGTAATCCACCAATTGGATTAAGGAATATTGTTTGACTGAACCCGCTTCCTTTTTCGTTAGATATTTCACACGTATACCTACCTCTTTGTTGTAGCTGAACATTATATAATCTTAAGACTTCTTCATTGCCAACAACAGCTTGTTGTGCAGTACCTACTCCGTCTGCTGTAAACCTCCAAGTATACGTTAAACCTTCATTTACTCTATTTCCGTCATTATCTATAAAACTATAGGCATCTACCCAAAAGGCAACGTTATTGTTTGATGGTAATTGATAGCTAGGTTCTCCTATCTCAGGTAAATTTTGAATAGTGTATCCATCCGACCTCGAGCCGTCAAGGTTACCGAATCCAGGATAACAATTGGTGCTAATTATAGTTGGCGCCTTGTTTGGTCCATCTAATGGTTTTGTTTCAACTGCAAGCTCTGATATTTCCGTGTTTACTATTCTCTCAAAATCGTTGTTGTCGAATACAAATCTAGCATTTGCAACAACCATTCTTTCGCCTTCGTCTTCGCTATCTTCCTTTGAGATTATTATTCCATTAGAAGTTCTTTTTACTTTTTCTGTAGGTACCTGCATGGTACCATCGTCTTCCCCATCATCACTCGCGATTCTGTTGTTGTCTGCTGGTTTTATAGATATCGAACCTATTGAATAGTCAAAATCGTTTCGCAATGTATATTGTTCCGGTGATTCTACGGTTGCCTCTATTTTTGTAGATCTTGCAAATGGAGTATATACCTCATCTACCACTTCAAACCTGTCGTCAGACCCTGGTTTTTTTCTTACTATTTTTTTAGGGGCGTATTTATTACCTCTAGGAATAATTGGACTAGTTGGAAATTTAGGTCTTCTATTTTTCCTATTGACATTTGCCCTTCTTGGGCTAGTGTTTCTAGTATTTGCTCTTCTACTATAAGCCATTATTTAGTCACCTTAAATATATATTCGTTATCAAAAATACTTTGACTTGTAGGATAATTATAGTTTCCACCAACAGTCTTAAATACAAATTTATATCTTCGTTCTGGGTAGAACTGATCCATCCAAAGAGTAAAGTAATTTCCATTGTTGTCTGTACTAAGCTGCGTTGCTGAATTATCGAATGGTATTACTACTTCGTCTGTTACGTAGTCTCTAACAGAGTAATAAGATTGTTGTGGTAAAATGTTATTTGTAAGTGCTGCTGATACCGTATCAAAGGTCTTTGCAGGAAATTTTTCTCTAACAACGAGCCTAAACGTTTCTCTAGAATCTCTCTCATATGAAGACTTCATATTTTTTACGTCAACTATACTCTCAGTAAGAGTTGTATCTAATACGTTTAAATCAGACGAGGTAGTTGTGTCACTCCATAACACCTCTAATTTAGGTTGATATACTGTGTGGGTGTCTGCTGAGAAGAATTGTAAGGATCCGTATGGTCTTCCATTTCTCTCTTCGTCAACCTCTCCTCCTTCTTGGGATCCACTTCTTAGTATGATAAATCCATCTTGTACTCTAGTTCCATTGAACCAGTCATTGACTATATCGGTAACATCAAGTCTTAGGTCTGTTCCTTCATAATTAAAGGATTGTGAAGCCTTAGAACTGGTATACCATGTTCCTCCTCCAATAGTTGTAGAAAAAGAGCCCGTTGAATTTCCATCTATTTGACTGCCGCTGGCCCATTGATTTCCAAAATATTTTTCTCCATCTCTAAATTTCCAACTAGCCCCTTCTGTTACGTGATCCGTTGGTCCTCCACCAATCTTGTCTATTCTTCTACCTCTTCCCATTAACCAAGACTGACTTACTGGAAAAGCTTCTATTCCATATTTATAGTCTATCTCTGTTGCTTGAAGGGTATAAAGGTTAAGTATATATTTTGGTGAACTTAAACCTGGATAATTACCTATTACGGCTGCAGCTACAGACTGAGATATATTCTCTAAATCAAAATCAATCAAGATTCTAGAATTAAATGTATTTGAAGTATTTGAAGCAGATACTATTTTTTGAAGTTCTAATACTTCATCTATTCCAGCGTTTAAGCTTTCGGTTGCTTCATATATGGTTGTATCTCTATTTGCTTTTATTGAATATATCATTTCTTATTCTCCTAATAGCTTACAACCTTGCCCCTAATGTCTTTATCTGGGAATTTAACCTCAAATATTGCTGGGTCTTGTGATGGATATATAATTTTATTTTTAGTTGCCGCCTGTAAGTCATAAAAATTACCAGAGTAACCCGATGCCTTATCAAATTTACAATGGAACTGTAAATCTATTACTGTCTGTACACCGTCTACCTTGTCTAATTCTGTTGCAACATTTCCCGTAAATATAGGCTCATTAAATTGCCACTTATTTATATCAAATATTTCTTGCAGCTTAAATATACAACTAGCTAGTACCTCTTTTCCCTGGTATCCAGGTAGTGGAACTATCGAAAAATCTATTCCTATATTTATGATAAAACCATTTTTAATGTTTACTGCATCTGTCAGCATTCTAAATTTACTTAGATAGTTTCTTAAATTTTCCTTTGTTACAATGTTTAGGTTTGTCAACTGTTTACTAGCATTGTATCCAAGAACATAGCAGTTTATAGCTAGTGGATTTTCTATTTCTTCTCCTGTTTTTGAATTTTCTTGCTCATCTTGTATCAAATATGCTTTTGAGACGTTACCAAACCTAGGAGGCATTGAATATATTCTAGCTAGAAAATCTTCTCTAGTTACTACTCTATTCTGTGCTGCAAAAAATGCTATTGCATTTTGCCTTATTTCTTCATTTGTTTCTGCAGATTTTCCTCCAGCGGCTGGAACAGGGTTGTTTACTGCTATGGATCCTTCAACAAAATTTATTACTGTAGTATCTAATCCATCTCTATCTAGTGTGAATGACACTGTTTCTAGTTCGGTTATTGTTCCGGCCCTAACGTTGGCTTCAACACCTCCACCAATCAAATATTTTACAGTTAGGTCTGTATTTGCTGGAGCTTGACCATACGCCCGTGTAAACATTGTGTTTGATGGATCCCATGCATTATCTATTTGTGAAACGTTTCCGTATGGTAATGCTAATCCCACATTATCTGGGTTTGGTATTATCAATTCATCTGCTTCTCCTGAATTTCCGGCTCCAAATAATAATTCAGTCGTCATATCTGGTCTAACATTAGTAACAAATCTTTTTGCAGTTCTTTTAAGCTTAAGGAGATACGGTGTTTGATCGTTAAATTGAGACAACTCTTCATCTTGTAGTGCGGTATTTTGTACCTCAACAAAAGCCGTTTCTTGAGCCAAATAGTCAACTTCGTGGTATTTGTTTCCATCGCCATCGGTTACATTTAAAATTTCAATAACGTTTGTATCGGTCAATAATCTTTTATCAAATTTTATTGGACTGCCAAATTCAAAAGACGCTTCTTTTTCTGTTCCAGACTTTGCAAAAACAGATTTTTTTAATAGAAAACTTTCTGGATTACCATTGGAATCTATCTTAAAAACTGATACTTCTGTTGGGTCGAATGAACTAGAGAATTTAAAGTCTACAGGGGCAGTTGTAAAAAAGCCTACTTGTCCCTGTGCTGGCGCAGTTACTGTCATTCCCTCGTCAACCACCGGAGCATATCTATAATCTGGACCAACGTTTTGTCCCGTTCCGGCTGGTGGCAGTAATAAAAATACATCTAGCTCTACGGTTGAAGCAACTGTTGGCTTGGCTTTATACCCTAATCCTTTTGCTATTTGAACAATATTACTTTTTTCCTGTGCCTCTAATAATAAGCTTTCTCTAAGTTGATTGTCTACATAATATGATAGTACATCGCCAACATAAGCCGCCATCTCTATAAAAATCATACCAGGCGATGACTCATTAAAGTCATTAAAAATATCTGGAAAATAAGTCTTAGAAAAATCAATTAACTTATCCCTATATTGCTGGAAATCTTTGTTGAGGTATCTTAAATCTTTTTTTGCTGTTTGTATTGCCATCTTAGTCTGCCTTAATTTCTAGTACAATGGTTCTTTCATCTAAAGTATTATTTAGTAAACCAAACGTTAATTCTACTGATATTCCATGCAATCTATCGAGAAACGGCTGAGAGCCTGCTGGAGCCTCTGGAATAATTACACTCAATTCTTTTATGTCTATATATGGCAGCCAAAATTTAACAGTGTCTTCTATCTCTGTCTTAATTCTAGATCTCAATTCTGGAAAATTTGGTTCAAATAAATATCTTTTAATATTTGTGCCAAAATTAGGGTGCATTACCCTTTCTCCTTTAAGCGTTAAAATTAAATTTTTTAGATTTGTAATGGCTTGGTCAATGGATAAATAGTTTAGTTGAAATAATTTTCCAGACCTCTCTCTAAACGGCAAATCTAAACCTAGAGAAATATCTGTTTCAAAGTCCATTGGCTCGAGTCTAAACTCTTCTCTTCCAGGACCAGGCTGGTTTCCTCTTTTTACTATTTTACCTTTTCCAGGATCTATTTGAACATTATTTTCTATGTCAACTATTTTTTCCATCTATTTACTTTTTGTTTTGCATTTTAGGGTGTTTCATTAAAGCACTATAGTCTCTAGTAAGTATTCCTGCTAAATCATCATCTATCTTTATGTGCTTCCTGTCTTGTGGTA